TTGCTATCCGTGAGCGTCGTAAACTTCGCCTCCTGATTGACGACCAACACGTCATAGGTGCGACCTGTCACCGATGAAACCGCGCCTGCGCCAACTGCCAGCACTTCGGCTGCCATTCCGCGCCCAAGCAGCGCATCCATTTGTTGTCCTAAATTCATTGTATTTTTCTTTAGTTGTAAATATCGTTTTGCCTGATTCTATGCAATTCTGTAATCGTGTTTTTAACGCGTCGGTATTTGGCAGACGTTGCGGCTGAATGGCAACTCAAACACGACCGTAGCCTGCCACCCTGCGACCTTGTCATCGCGTGCCTCCACGAAGCGCGTAGCACTCACCGCGCCTGTGATCGTGTAGTCGCGGTCAGGGTCATCGGTGAACTCCGCGACGAAGTCCTGCATGATACGCAGGGTGTCGCTTAACACCTCATCCTCGTTGTCAGTCCACGGTATACCACGCTGCCGCTTATCGTCGCATCCACACCGCGAAGGTCTGCAACGCGATCCATCACCAGCACGCTGACGGTTAGGTTGGTCGCGCCTATAGGCATTGACGCGCTCTGCGCATCGACGAACAGAAGCGGGTAGATGACCCTATCCCGGTCGGTTGTCCGAAGGTTGATCACGTTGTCCGTGCCGATTGCCAGCGGATCGCCGAAACCCACAGCGTTCAGCTGCAGGTGCGACTCCGCGAAGGCTATCAGGTCGTTTTTGATCGTTACCCAACTGCTCATAGAATTGCTTTAGTTTGTTTACGTTCTTGCTGTGCGCCATTAAAAGTAGTTGCGTCTGTTTTCCGGGTAGTCCAGCGGATCGCGATACCTCCCCCTGCGTCCAAGCACCATCCCTGTCTGATATGCACTGTTGGCTGGGTAGATCGTGTCAATAGCGACAGGAGGATTGTCGAACAGCGGAAACAGCGTGTGGTTCTCCTGAAGGTAGCGCGTGATGCGCTCGGTGTACCACTCCGCATCGTCGCGGCTTTTGTCCATCAAGCGCGTCATCTCACGCTCGCTCATCGGCGACGACTCCGTGCTGCTTCTGCGATCCATGCCCTTGTTCATAAATTTGAACGCCAGCACCATCGGCAGTTCAAAGTACATCCACTGAATGATCGCTGGCTGAATGTAGGTCTGCATCAGCGTGGTGTTGTTAGCCGACAAAGTGCCAGCAATGACCTGCGTCACGAGTTCCGCGTATAGCGCCGATCCCACCGCTGGCTGAATGTGCATCTCTTGCACCTTGACAATGGTAGGACGTAGCTGCGTGTAGCTTACGTTTTCGCTGATGACCGAATTTTCGATCAGCGTGTTTTCGCTTATAAATAGTGCCTTGCTCATTCGACGATTCTTTCAACTTGTGTACCTTTTTTGATCACCAACTGCTGCACCCACATGTGCCGGCACGACGGCCGGTGCCTGCCATCTTCAAGCGTAAGCCATCCGCCTCTGCGCTCCCAGACGCTGTAACCCATCAACGCCGTCAGCTGGTTGATGTCGTCGCGCGTGTATAGGCGTGCGCTGCTCAAGTCCATCATAACTTGGCAGAACTTGCGGCTTTTGTCGTAGCCGTCAGCCTTTGATAACCCTCGATATTCTGGCCGCCAGTCGTAGCGATAGCGCACCTCGACAATAGGTTCAGGCACTTTCTCTTCCTTTGTCGCTTGACCGATGCCGCGCTTCAACGGATACTTGTTGACTTGCAGGAGGTACTGGATGCGCTTGCGGATGCGCGCCTTGCTCACCCCGAACTCCTTGGCCATTTCTTCGACGGTGGCATCCTCGCGCTTGCGCCTATATTTTACGATTTTGTCGTCCAGCGCCTTATCTTCATCGGAAATTGCAAACTGCATGAAGAACTCCGCCTCTCCGTATTCGTTGAAGTCAAGCTCGCGCTCTTGCAGCACATCAAAGCTTTCACGCGCCTCACCGAACTGCTGGCCGACTTGCGCAAGAAACTCCAGCTCATCAGCTTCATCCGTGAACGCCTGCTCCTTGACGCCCAGTAGCTGGTCAACCTGTTCGGCGTTGAGGCCAAAGCCAGCCGGCGTTGAGGCCAAAGCCAGCCGTCAGCATCGTGCGCGCCTGTTCGAGTGTGACCTTGCCCTGTGAGTAGTGGCGAACAATCCTCATCAGGTTTTGATACTGCCTGCCCGATAGCGTCTTGATAGCCTCGTTGACGCCTGCGCTGGCTTCTACAGTCGTTTCACCTGCGTCGGGTGTTGGCGTGCCAGTCGCCTCTGCCAGTGGCTCATAGCCTGCCTTCTCGCGTAGTTCATCCTGCGTCAAAATCTGCATCAGCGCCTGTTCGGAGAGCTGCTCGGTGATCGGATCGAAAGGCTGCAGGTAGAGGCACTCGTAGCCGTTGAATGACGTGAGGTAGTTGATCATCCGCTCGACGATCAAAACGCGGTTCATGATGTAGGTATTTTTGAACAGCTCATAAGCCTCCGACAATTCCTTTCTACCTCCCAACTGCCCCTCCGTTCTGATGCCGAACAGCATCGGCGAGGTGACGTTGTGCGCCACAAAAATCTCCTCTTGGATCTGTTTGTTCAGCAGGTCAAACTGCTTATCAAGGTCGCTCGGCGTTAGCGACTGGATGCTCGGTGCGTTTTCCTTGCCAGTCGAAAAGGTCAGCACAAAGCGCCCTGCGTTGTTTGCGCCGCTGAACTTGTTGCGCATCTGCCGCTCAATCTCTTGCTTCTCCTCATCCGTCGGGATGCCATCGGCGAAGTTGATCATCTGCCCTCCCCAGAACTGGTTGCGTATGTTGCTGATATGGAACTTCGCGATCTCAACGTCGCACTCGATGTAAGCCAGTGCGCCTTGGTAGTTTGGAAGTGGGTAGTGCTTGACACCTGCTGCGTAGTGCCGGTAGTAGAATAGCTGCTTGCCTACGCGGTTATTCGGATCAAACTTGGGCATACGCTCAACTTCTGCACCTTTCGGGTACTGGCGGATCATGCGTTCGTCGTACCAATCGGCAATCAGAAACATCGTGTCATCGAGCGACACGCGCACCTTCTCAAACGGCACGTGTTCAATAAACGCAATGCCGCCGCCCCTGTTCCACGTCACCGCCAGTGCAAAGCCGTTGAATAGCTCAAGGTCTAAAACGAATTTCTGCGTCAGGTCGTTCAGGTCATCATCTTCGTTCACATCAGCCATGAACGCCTCCGCCTTTGCCTGCTGCGCGACAGTGGTTTTATCCGCATCTACTGCCCAGCCTTTGCCGGCAATGTAGTTGCACTTGCCGTTGATGATGGCGTTGTGCTTGGCGCTTTTCTTGTATATGTCGAGCAAATAATATGGGTAGTCGTTCATCTCCCCAAACGTGTACAAGTCGTTAGCCTTCGATTGTAACATCAAAGGGTAGCGATAGTCTGCCTGTGGGATGAAGCTGAAATTTAGTTTAGTCATAAGAAACGTAGTCGATCGTGTTTGTTGTACTCGTGAAGCTGCCCTCCGTCGTTTCAATCATCGCCAGTCCTGTTTCAAGAACTCGCGGGTTCGTCGTGGGCAGCAAGAAGCGACGCATTGCGCGCGTATGCCTGTTTGTCTGCGATTTGTTATGCTGATTCGCATTGCCGTTGTTCATATCCACCGTGAACGCCTCCGTCGCTGATGCCTGCGTGGAACTCCAGTAGCTTTGATTGACGAAGCTGCCAAGGCCTGCACTGGCAAGGTTTGTATACATTTCCAGCAGTTCCTCCAGCGACGGCAGAAACCAGTCGCTGAAGCTGTTCAGCACAAGCTGATCCGCAAGTTTTGCGGCTATGCCTGCTGTTGCGCAGTTTGCTACAATCGTGGCCGTATTAATTACACCTTGGCCAATCGCTTCAGGTGTCGCCCCTTCAGCTATCAGCGTCCCTTGACACCCCCACTCCGCGTTGCTCGACTGATCCACCGCCGCTGTGATATAGGCATAGCCGCTATCCGTAAAGGTGTATAGTCCGCCTTGTACGAAGTCGCCAGCGGCGTAGGTTGCTGGGTTCTCCGTGACATCATAGCGATACTGCCCCTTATCCAATGCCCCCAAGGTAAACGCGAATTTATCGTAGCGGCTCTCGTAGCTGCTTAGGTTGTCAATCGCGTTGAGGTAGATGTCAGTGACTTCCAGCGTCGCCAAGTTCGTCAGCCGCAACCGGTAGACCGTCGCACTGTTCGCGCGCTCCGTCCACGTCACCGCTATCGTGTTGCTTTGGCTCGCCTTGAGGTATAGCATGAAGTTCTTTAGTGTAAATATCCCTTGCGACGTTTTTGTACAAATTGAATCTGCGCCGCGTGATCTCGTCGATGTCAAAGCGCTTCTGCATCTTGGCCGTCAGCCTGTCCGCCATCTCACGCACCATCGCTGGCTCGTTGATCATGGCCTTCATCGACTTGTACCACTTCTTCGGCTGCTTCTCATCCACAAGCACACCGTCCCAGCCGTCGGTGATGCAGTCGGCATACATGCAGACGTTGCTGGCGATGATTGCCTTGTTCATCCACGCCGCCTCGGTGACCTTCAACTCCGACTTGAGCCTGTTAAACTTATTGTCACGCAGCGGCGCAAGCGCAACGTCAACGAAGTTGTAGCCTCCAACGTAGCTGTAAATATCAGCAGCCTGTATCCGTCCGTAGTTGTTGTTCTTACCCTTGTTGCTGAACACCTGTTCGTACTGCTGATATATCGGGTTGCCCTCGTTCCATCCGGCAAGGTACAGCATATATCGCCCTTCCAGCGTGTGATCGTCGCAGAGGCGCGACAGTGGCAGCTCCAGCAACGCCACGTCCTCGGTGTGTTGCGCAGCGCCGAAGTAGCCGAAGCGTAGGCGCTCGCTCTTGGTAGGTTGCGGCTTGAATTGGTCGTAAAGTAGGTGCGGCACGTTTTCGCAGATTGTCACGTTTCGGTTCAGCTTAACAATCTCATCGCGCAGGTACGTCGTAGTCGTGATGACCGCATCCGCAAGTTTGACGTGTTCAGCGACGATCGCAGACATGTTGGTTTCATGGTAGTGCTTGTAGAAGCTATGCCCAGTCCCCAAGTGCCAATAGTCGTCCATGTCCAAGATGATCCTTGCGCCGTACTGGCGTAGGATGTCAGCGACAGGCTTGACCGCCTCAATCGGTCCTGCAATCCAAGTGCGATTATACAAGAACACGTCAATCGTCCGCAGTTCTTCGTCGCTCATCGTTCGCACGTCAGCGATACTCACGAACTCCGCCTCGCTGCCGAACATCTCATGAACGCGACTGCTTGGCATCTCCAAGCGGTAGTAGCTGCACCCTGTGGGATGCTGATTGTAAACGATACATACACGCATAGAACAAAGTTAGCCCAAAAAAAAGAACCCTGCGCCACCATACGCAGGGTTCTCCAACCAACCA